ATCGATAAGACTCTGATTTGTGCTCGCACCACCAAGCAGATTATGGGTCTCATATCTGACTCTGAGTTCTGTGTTGAGTTGTATCAGCGTGGATATTCTTGGATGACGATCACATCCAAGACTGGTGCAATCATTGATGGACAGAAAGTCAATCGTGAGCAATTCTTCGACACGCTGAACGCTTGGGGCAAAGATCCTGACAAAAAGTTTGTTGTGATTCACCACTCCATTTTGTCTGAGGGTATCAACGTCAGTGGACTTGAAGCAGTTATCTTCATGCGTAATATGGACTACATTGGTATCAGTCAGTCCATCGGTCGGGTCATTCGATTGGGTAGAACGGAGAAGACTTTCGGTCTTGTTTGTATTCCTACCTACGATCGCGTTGGTATCAGCACTGCTCGCAAAGTTCAGGCAGTTGTTGATGTCGTGTTCAATCAAGGTCAACCAGCTATCAGTGAGGTCCGCAAATGAGTCAGCAACCAACAAATAGCAACATACTTTACCCACAATGTGGACCTCTGGGGTTCATTGTTGGGGACTGGAATGATATAAATGGATTTTATGCTGCTGTTCCCTGCGGCAAGGGTCTTATGGTCATTCATCAAGGGAAACAACTCAAAAAATGCAGAAACTCAACTAGCGCCCACAATTTCATCGAAAAGCATAGAAAGAAAAGATCAGTTGCTCGTCTGCCTGTGTGACAGTCGGAGAACCGGAGCAGATCCCTTGACTTTCGCCCCATCCTGTGCCACACTTATACTATGAAAAACACACATCTCCAACATCCCGAAGATTCCATCCTGACGGGTGATCTTTCTGCACTCGATTGGTTTCTTGCTGATAGTGATTTATCAGTGAAGATTGATGGTGCTCCCGCTATTGTTTATGGTACAAATCCTGCTAATGGAAAATTCTTCGTCGGCACCAAAAGTGTCTTCAACAAAGTCAAAATCAAAATTAATCAAACGCATGAAGAAATTGAGCAAAATCACACTGGGGCAGTTGCTAAAATTCTGCATCATTCTCTTGATTGCCTCATTCCTACCACCGATATTATACAATGTGATTTTATTGGGTTTGGTGGTGATGATACTTTCACACCTAATACGCTGACCTATGTGTTTGATGATATTATCCATCAGGATATTATCGTAGCACCACACACAATCTACACAACGGACACAAATCATCTGCGTGATGCTGTTGCTCACCCGTTGGTAGATTACGACTTCACTGATACTGACCGCTGTAAGTATGTGCGTCCTCGTGCATGGCAACTCGATGAAGATTTTGATGAGATTGTAGCTTTTGCCCGTCAAATGTCCACCATGTGTGAGTTCATCGACGCGAAGCAATCACGTCAGATTCAGCAACAACTTAACAGCATCATTCGTGCTGGGTTGGATATTGATGACATCACGTTAGAAGCACTGGCATTTGCGAATCAAGTCGATCTAAGTTTGCTGCGTCTGTGGTCATTAGTCAAGTCAATCAAGGACGATATGTTGTTCCTGATGCGTAACAATGGACCTAAAGCTTTTATCGGTCGCAAGCAATGTGGCGGTGAAGGTTATGTTCGCACCAATGAATATGGCATGTTTAAGTTAGTCAATCGCTCCTCATTCTCTCACGCAAACTTCAACAATACCCGGTTTGCCTGTGCCAGTTGATCAAAGTGTCCACTACCCCTTGCGCTTTGCCGCTTGGGGTGCCATACTATAAGAGTAGTCAAGGGAGTCCCCCTCACATGCGTTGCACTAAAGCACAGGTTCTTCAGCAGTTCCGCTTCAACTGGCAGGTTTATGTCAAGCAGAATCCCTATCGCCGTGGTGATGTGATTTGCAAGCGTGAAGCATGGAACAACTTTGTTGATCGATTGAACGAAGAAGGTTATGTTACTGACAACCAAGCATACAACTGGACAAACCCTTTTTGATGTCCAACCTTTACATTCACCCATCACACATTTCAAACATCATGACATTTTGTGCTCCTCATCTTAAAGCAGAGTATCTCACTGAGTGCCTGCTTGAAGTTGTCAACAACCGTTGGAAGGTTGATGCTATTGAGTCCGGTCGCAGATTCTATCACAAACTGACCTATAAGGTTGGCAGAAAGTATATTAAAGTGATGGACTGCAATGTATATGCTGATGAGATTCAATCCAACGGTGTGTTCATGTTCGTCGATAAAGAGACCGGTGCATGTTACAAACCTGCATCATGGGCAGCACCTGCTAAGGGTATTCGTTTCTATATTGAATCACTTGCAGATAATCCTGAAGTTGTTGATCCTTACGGTTCCTTCCTGTATATCCGATGAGAGACATTTTTTCCGATTCACTACGTCAACTCAACAAACTTTCTATCTACAAACCCATGCAATTCCGAGTTACTGACATCGAGTTTGATTTTGATTCTGACATTCTTGATACCGAACAAATGACGGATGAAGATTGTCAAGAAATTATTGACGAAACGATGGCAACAACATGGGAAGCAGTTGATGCTGATGATCTCGTAGAAGAGATTACATCAGCAACCGGATGGTGTGTCAATTCGATTGACTATTGCTATATTCTTCAATGAACGATGACCTGAAACGTTCGATCCTTGAGTTACAACTTAGACGTTCTAATCTAGTGGAGGAACTCAAGGAAATCGACCTTCAAATACAATTCCTTACAGAACAACTGGAGAAAGACGATGATCTTTAAGGGCACTAATCCATCCCCCGTTTATGTTAGCCACGGACACGACAACTATAGCGTGTCGGTCTATAGTTCGACGAAATTTGATACTCAAGGAGTGATTGAGCATCACTATAAGACATTTAGAACAAAGTATCGGAGTTACTTTGCAGCAGAAGATGCTGGGTGGAATTATATTAACTCACGACAATCATGGCAAGCATGGAGAGGAACAATCAAAGCATACGAGAACGCAGCAGTGTGCCAGTTGGACAAAGTGTCCACTACCCCTTGCGTTCCGGTCTGATCCGTGCCATATTAGAAGAGTCAAAGGAACGCCTCTCTCCCCATGTTGGTTACGTCATTCCATTCTGACTTAAGTGATGCTCAAAAGGCGCTATGTCAAAATTATCCCACACAGGAGGTTTTTGATTTTTTCACTAAACTATATCATATTGATAGTGTTGTTGAGGTATATCATAAGGATCTCACTGATGATAATGCTTTTGGATTTACCCAGGTGAATGGTGACGAACAAGAAATTGAGATTCACTGTGATCTTAATGAAAAAGATTATATCACCACATTGATGCACGAATTGGTTCACGTTGTTCAAAATGAGAATGGTGTGGATGACGATGAAGAGAGAGAAAATGAAGCATATTCTTTAGAAACTGTTCTCTTCAACCAATTCACTGCTGCTAACTGATGAAAACCACCACTCTCCACGTTTATGTCATGTTTGCCGAAATGCGCGGCATATATGATAAAATGAATGTCAAAATTGGTGTGAGTGACAATCCTAAAAAGAGACTCAAAGGAGTACAAACTGGATGCCCTGGTGATGTTCATCTTATCCGTACATTTGAAGCAGGTCAAGATGCTTACATTCATGAGGGTCATTTCCACAAACTCTATAAAGAGTTTTCTACTGGTGGTGAGTGGTTTGAATTTGATAATGATTATTTTGTGGAGAAAGTTCTCCCCGAAATGATTGATTATTTTGGTAAGATTGAGATCCGTTATGATAAGAAAGAGACAACAACTCTCTCCCTTCATGAACTACTTTGTGATGTAGATTGTGCTAAGTTTGAGATTAATAGCGGTTTAGATGATAATTATACAAACCGCAAGATCATTCAGATTAAACTGAAGAAAGCACAAACACTAGTAGATGATACTAAGAAAGAACAGTTTCAGAATATCATTGATGAAATTCAAAATGTTATTGATGAAGAGTGTAAGCAGAAACGCAAAGATGATCAAGAGAAACTAGCAATCAAATGTCTAAAACGCAAGGCATATATGGCACAAAAGAGTCTAGATTCTTTCGCAATGGGATACCTACTAGGGGTGTCCAGTCCTGAACTGGCATAAGCAACCTTAATGTTTTATTCCAGAGTTTTGTATCACCACGAACTACCGGATCCGATGGGATGTGCCATATTAGAAGAGTCAAAGGAACGCCTCTCTCCCCATGCAACTCACCTCCAAAGACGGCAATATGGTTGTTGACTTCTACCCCGTCAAGCTTGCTGACGGAACTATTCACAACCGTCTCATCCTTAAAGTTGTAACTTTCGTCGGTGCAACTCAATCCAAGCGTTATATCAACAAGAAAGATATGGCGTATGAGATTGATTCTCGCGTTGAAGGTTATGGTTATCGTATCACCGATGATTCGATGATTCCTCAACTTCTCAACTCCGCTATGTGTCCTGCTTGCTGATTATGTCTCTCATCAAAAACTACCTTCACGCTAACATGAACGACCTGCAAATGCTTACTGCTCGCGAACAACTTATGGAGGACATTGACTCCATTGTTGATGAGTATTTTCAAGAGTATGGTATCACAAATGACCCTGAACTTGTAAAGGTCTTATGTGATGCAGTCTGCAAAAACTTTCCCACTAAGTAATGTCTTTCGTTTCCAACTTTACTGATTCTAACACCATGAACAACGACAAAATCATCGACCGCGATCAACTTCAAGATGCCATGATTCAGCAGATCTTGGATGACATGGACATCAAAACAATGATGGCAATTCTTTATGATAGCATGAGTGAGGATTATGATAAGTATTCGGACGAAGAAATCATGGTTGAGGTGAAAGAATACTACCCACATTTGTTGGAGGAGTGAACTTATAGGACTGTCACCGACCCATAAGTCACGCTAATCGGTCAATCCAGGAAACGGTAGCAACCGATACAGCAAAAAACCCAAATCTGTGCCATATTAGAACCATGGAAAACAAAGCAACCCTTTCACCCGAAAACCTGACTGAACTTCAGGATTTTATGTTCGATACTATGTGCTCCAACGATATGGCAGTTGATTGGTTCTGCGATCGTTTTGGAGTTAATGCAACTGACGAAGTGATCGATTTCGTCCTTGATGCTCACGATGCTTTCTTCGGTAACTGAACCTTACTCTCTTATGAACATGAACACCTACGACGAAATCCTCAAAGTCTGGAACAACGAAACACCTGATGATTTTGCTATCTTCAGTGACTTCTATTACCAGATGTTCGGTGAGGATTTTGTTATTCCCTACACCACTGATTCAACTACTTCTTCATTTTTTCCCTACAACTGATTAACAACAACATGACTGAATCTAAGTTCAATCTTTACGGCGAACACATCCGCCCTAATGGTCATCAACAGTATGACATTTTGAGTTACATTGCTGAGACAAGAGAGGATGCTATTGCTACATGTAGGAAGAATAATCCTTACTTTAACATTATTACAATTCAGGTAGATGATACAGCACCTGAAGTTGTCAAACTGCAATCTCTTATCTGATTTTCTGATCATGAACAACACACTCAAAGATCATCTGGAACATGTCAACGAACTGATTGAAAAGCACGGTGAAGATGCACATTGTGCGGCATGGATTTTCACTGCTGAAAATTGCATTGTTTATTATGAAGATACAAAAGAGTATCATTTTGTCGCAGAAGGTAATCCCGAGCTAGCAGAAAGAATTCTTAGTAATGTTGTCGATGACGATCACATCTTTCAGGAGATTCAGGCACTTGTCGATGAGGTTACAGAGGAGCAATATATGCTCTATCAACAAGAATTAGTGGAGGTCTAAAATGTTATTTGTTTCAGGTAAATCAAGGTTCTCTGATTTGACTTCAAGAGTCTACGAGTTTTTTACTGCGATATACGAGATTCGCAGCGACGTAGAAATTTACAGTACAAATCTGCGAGATGAGAACGCCCTAGGATTTACAGAGGTGAATGGTGATGAGCAATTTGTTCAGGTGCATCATAGTTTGACATATGAGGAGCATGTGAAAACTATTCTCCACGAACTTGTCCATGTTGTTCAGAACGAGAACGGCATGATTGACGAGACTGAGAGAGAATCACAAGCATACAATCTGGAGGAGGTTCTTTACAAGAAGTGGTGTGCCAGTCAGAGAAGTGTCACAACCCCCCTTGTAATCTGAGATCAGATCTGCCATATTAGGTACATGGGAGGGAAGGACAGCACCCGACCTCCACTCCAATTCACTTCACTCAACTCTGAACATGCGTAAGATCGAACAGCAAATGATCGATGCAATCAAGTCTGAAACTGACTGGAAGTCTGGCAACACAAAGGTTGTAAACTTCTTCAATGATAGTGACAAATGTGTTGTTTCGTCTGTATTCCTTTATGATAAGAAAATTGCTGAGATTACTGATACTGATATGATTATCTTTGATGGAGGTCGGCAAACTAACACTACTAAGTCACGATTGAACGCACTGTGTGATGAGTTCTGTATTACTGGTGAGTGTGTATTTCAGAAAGATTTTGCATGGTATGTAAGAAAGTTCGTTGGATGTATCAATGGAAAAAATATCTTCAAGAACGAAGATTTTTCTAACGGTTATACATTTGCCTAATGCTCAAAGCATTATCTAAACCCAGATCTTCTAAACAACATCTCATCATTCACATGAAATTCGTTCTCTTGGCTATCATCGGTGTTCTTCTCTGGCAGTCAGATAGTGCTCGTTCTTTTACTGCTGATACACTCTATAAAGCAGCAGAGATTATCGAACCCGATGTTAGTGATCGTACAATCGGTGAAACCATTGATAGTTTCCTGAACTAATCTATCAGACCTTGGATGTCTCTAAACTCATCACATATCCTACACTATCTAACATCTTCTCATGTCTAAAACACAACTCTTCGATGCACTTGAAACAGCAGAGAATGGTCGTGATATTCTTCTCATTCTGGAGGCAATCGAAGCACTTTATTGATACTTACTCACACACCTGAATAATACTCAGAGGGGCGCAATTATCCCCTCTTTTTGTATTAACTATTACATTTGTATTAAAAAATCAATTAAAAATGGTTTAATAAATATACCTGCGTTTTTTGTTAAGAGTTGCTCTGTGGTGTATTTGTAGTGTCTTCGTAGTATCTGTGGAGTGTATTATTGATGATTTTAATGTCTCATGGGGTAGTGATCTTGGCGAGCAGTCTATCACGAACTCGCAGAAATGTCAAGACCCTCCGTGAACTTTTATGGGGACATGGTGATACAAAAATATCAGCAATCCTTATAAATATACGGCAGAGGGTTGACAATATCTCTCAGGTATTCTATACTTACTAAGTCACACCAACGGAGACCGATTCATGTCAGTTGCATATCAGCAGGCACAGAAGCAGCGTTACAGAATCACTCTGGAATTAGAGACGCTCGAAGACTTTGACCCTCACCAGATTGACTGGGAGCAGTTATTTGAACTTCAAGGATCAGAGCGCGTAATTGATAGTTACGTAGAGGACCTGAGTGTTCCTGTCAGCTGGTAATTAGCAGTCTTATGTGACACTTAAAGACATGGGGGGTTGACACCATCAGCACCCCTATGTTATACTGTGAGTAACACTCTGAGGACAGTGTTTTAGGGGCGTTCGTTTATATCGGGCGGCGGGCGTGATAAAAATCGATAACTACCCTAACCTACAGAGGTGACAAACCGAGAGCAATATATAATGCGGATTACAAATCCATTTTCTATAAAAAAATTCCCGAGGTAAAAAATGACCCCAAAGGAAAAAATATTTCATATCTATTTGAGAGACGAGTGTATATTTGCGAGTGTAAAAGAAGAAGAATTTAATATTACTTGGAGCACCCTCAATGGTATGGTCGGTTTAATGAAGACCGATTATGAGTTGGGGGATTTGTCTTATGAGGAGTTAACCGTACACAAATTTGGTGAAGCATCTTATTGACAGAGCATACATACTGAGTTATAATTGAACTGAAGTAAATTAATCAACATGGCTAAAGGATTTACTGTTAAAGCAAAACCACCTGCAAAGAAACCTGAAGTAGAGTGGGATATTGATGATATTAAGCAAAGAATGCGTGGCAAGACAATTGTATTTTGTCTTCCAGGTCGAGGATGTTCTTATGTATTTCTGAAGAACTTTGTACAACTGTGCTTTGATATGGTACAGAATGGGATGAGTATTCAGATCAGTCAAGATTATTCTTCCATGGTGAACTTTGCCCGCTGTAAGTGTCTTGGAGCAAATGTACTTCGAGGACCTAATCAAGTACCTTGGGATGGTAAGTTACAGTATGACTATCAGTTATGGATTGATAGTGACATTGTATTCAACACAGAGAAGTTCTGGCAGTTATGTGACATGGCAATCACCGAAGAAGGTGAAGAGCGTGAGATTGTTGCCGGATGGTATGCCACTGAGGATGGACAAACAACTTCTGTAGCGCATTGGTTAGAGGAGGATGATTTCCGTAAGAATGGTGGAGTGATGAATCACGAAACTGTCGAATCCATTCAGAAACGTCGGAAACCTTTTACTGTTGATTATACAGGATTTGGATGGGTATTAATTAAGAAGGGTGTCTTTGAGAATCTAGAATATCCTTGGTTTGCTCCTAAGATGCAAGTCTTTGAGAGTGGAAATGTACAGGACATGTGTGGTGAGGATGTCTCATTCTGTCTTGATGCAAAGGAACAGGGGCATGAGATCTGGTGCGACCCTCGTATCCGCGTAGGTCATGAAAAAACTCGTGTAATTTGAGGTAGACTATTATGGCAATTATGAAAGGTGGTGGGTATGTGGTTGGAAAACCCAAAAAAACTCGCCAAGGAAGCTCGCAAAATACCCTCTATGCCGCGACTTCTCGCAATAAAGCAAAAAAAGCATATCGTGGACAGGGTAAATAGGTGAAGTTATATTAATTGATAATGGCAGCACTTATTTGCAACCTCCCCTCGGTCGAAGTATGGGTTCGTAAAGAGTATCTAACGGACCATCAATCTGGTCATGGTGAATTTGTTAAAGGCGTCTGGGTATCGGCTAAGTCGATTCCTGGGCGCACTTTTTATTTTGAGACATATTTACCAGAATATGCGGCAATGTATGATAAATTACCTATTAGTGCGTTTGTTTCTGATCCGCAAACACCAAAACCTGATATGGATCTACCAAATTTACAGTTTTGGAACTGTATGGACTATGGTGTCGTCGCAGTTCAGAAGCAATTTATCGGTTCGATGGATTATGAACTGTATACAAGAGACTTTGGTATCCAAAAAGGGACGTATATTTGCACTTTAGACAATTATCACCAAGATCCTGATGCAATTGACTATGCAACAAGTGAAAATCCAGCAGAACATAAGTCACATAATCTTGTTGAACTCGAAAATGGGCAATATGCGCTGTATCCAAATAACAGAATGCGTATTTTTGACAACAGTTTAACTCCTGTTGATGCCAAAATGCCTGATTTTAAGGTTTCAACTCAATATTACCAAGTTGAAAACGGATTTGAGCGCCTTGGAATGGGTCGTGAGGACGAATATTTTTGGAAAACGTCTAAAGAGCGCGAAAAAGAGCAAGAAAATCCAATTGACATGTATAAATCGCAAGAAGATCGACCTTTAGACTCTCAATAAATCATAAAAACCTTGATAAATAATACATAATTGCCAAATTGTCGTGCCTTTACAGAGGATAAGTCAAGGTTTTAAGGATATTAGCATGACTTTTCAGAGTAATCCTCTGACAAAGGATTTAATTATTCTCAAAAATGAAAATGCAATTGCTAGATCAATAAAAAACATCGTTTTTACTATTCCTGGTGAAAAACCTTTTCAACCAGACTTTGGATCTCGCATTACAAATTCACTTTTTGAAAATATTGATGATATTACTGCACTTGAAATTGAAAGTGAACTGAACGAATCAATTCAAAGACAAGAATCGAGAGTTAGATTGACATCCTTAAAGGCAACTCCAAATATTGAAGGAAATGGATTTGATGTTGTTATAAATTATGACATTATTGGAGCAGATGTTCCACCACAACAATTAGAAATAGTATTGCTACCAACAAGGTAAAATGCCGTTAGTTAATTTTACAAACCTAGATTTCAATCAAGTTAAAGAATCATTACGTGCATATTTGGAGGCAAATTCCAACTTCACGGATTATAATTTTGATGGTTCAAACTTATCATCAATATTAGATGTGCTTGCGTATAATACGTATATCACATCATATAATGCAAACATGGTAGCAAATGAAGTTTTTATCGATAGTGCGACATTGAGAGAAAATGTTGTAGCATTAGCAAGAAATATCGGTTATATTCCTAGATCAAGAAAAGCAGCAACAACTGCAATATCATTTTTTGTAGATACAAGTAATATTCAACCCCGTCCTGCCGCTCTAACCCTACGTAAAGGGACTGTAGCAGCGTCTAGAGGATCTTTTGGGGGTTCATCCAGCACATTCTGTATTTTAGATGACATTACAGTTCCGGTAATAAGAGATATTGCAACTTTCGATAATATTCCAGTTTATGAAGGAACATTTTTAACAAAAAATTATACTTTTATTGCTTCGAATGCGAGTCAAAGATTTATTTTACCAAATGCTGGAGTAGATTCTGAACTCATAAGATTATTCGTTAAAAATAACTCTTCATCTGCAGCATCAACAAAATATTCTATGCACAATAGTTTATTTGATGTTGGACCGGAATCAAAGATATTTTATATTCAAGAAATAGAAAATGAAAGATATGAAATTATTTTTGGTGACGGAGTTTTTGGTAAAAAGTTAGAGGATCAAAATTTTATAACTATCGAATATCTTGTAACTAATGGTGGTGATGGAAACGGATTAACTCAATTAGGTTTTAATGGCAGATTATCATTCATCAAAGATTCTACTGAACATATTGTTACTGATGGGATATCTTTGGTTACTGTAGAATATAGTTCAAGAGGTGGAGAATCAATAGAATCTGTTGACTCAGTTAAGAAATATGCCCCTAGAATTTATGCATCTCAAAATAGAGCTGTAACGGCAGATGATTATGAGTCGTTAATTCCTTCAAAGATCTACCCTGAGACTGAATCTATATCTGTTTTTGGTGGAGAGGATCTAAACCCACCTCAATATGGAAAAGTTTTTATAAGCATTAAACCGAGATTTGGAGATTTCCTACCTAATCTCATTAAAGAAAATATTAAGTTAAGACTTAAAAAATATGCTGT